TATATTTTACCGAGATACAGCTACGGTAATGTATTTTAATTATAAGACCACAAAGAAAATTGTATACAAGAAAAAAGTATATAATAATGGTGGTACTAAAATGATTGAAAAAGATGACCAATTTAATCCTCCCACAGAAATGATGGATGAGGGTAATTTTGAGAAAATAGAAAAAACTATTGATGTTTGGTACGATGGCGTAATGGTTATGGGTACAAACATATTATTAAAATGGGAGCTTGCTGAAAACATGGTAAGACCTAAATCAGCTAGTCAACACGCTATACCTAATTATGTAGCAGTTGCACCTAGAATGTATAAAGGAGTTATCGAGTCTTTAGTTAGAAGAATGATTCCTTTTGCTGATTTAATTCAAATAACTCATCTTAAACTACAACAGGTTATATCAAGAGTAGTTCCTGATGGTGTGTTTATTGATGCAGACGGTTTAAATGAAGTTGATTTAGGTACAGGTAATGCTTATAATCCGGAAGATGCTTTAAGATTATACTTTCAAACAGGTAGTGTAGTCGGTAGAAGTTATACTCAAGAAGGTGATTATAATCAAGGTAAAGTTCCTATAACTCAATTAACCTCTAGTTCGGGTGCTAGTAAGACTCAAATGCTTATTGGTAACTACAATCATTACTTAGGAATGATAAGGGCTGTAACAGGCTTAAATGAGGCTAGGGATGGTTCTACTCCTGACCCTAATTCTTTAGTTGGTGTACAAAAACTTGCCGCATTAAATTCTAATACCGCAACAAGGCATATACTTGATGCGAGTTTATTTATCTATAGAAGTTTAGCTGAGGCTTTAACTTATCGGGTATCTGATATTCTTGAGTACGCAGATTTTAAAAATGAATTTGCTAATCAAATAGGTAAGTATAATGTAGGGATATTAAAAGAGGTGAATGATTTATATATTTATGATTTTGGAATTTTTATTGAAGTATCTCCTGACGAAGAAGAAAGGGCTCAATTAGAACAAAACATACAGGTAGCTTTATCTAAGGGAGATATAAATTTAGAAGATGCAATTGATATTAGAGAACTTAGAAACCTTAAGGTTGCTAATCAATTACTTAAGGTTAAAAGAATTAAAAAACAAGAACGAGAAGAGAAAATGGCTATGCAAAAGCAAGCTATTACAGCTCAACAACAGCTTAAATCTCAAGAGATGGCATCTCAAACTGCCATACAAAAAATCCAAGCAGAAGCTCAAGCTAAAATGCAAATTAAACAAGCAGAAGTAGCTTTTGATATTCAAAAAATGAATAATGAAGCTCAGTTAAAATCTACATTAATGGATAAAGAGTTTCAGTTTAATATGAAGCTGAGGGATATATCTGAAAATGCACTACAAAGCAGAGAGACTCAACGTGAAGAAGCTAAAAGTGCACGTATAAGTCAGCAAAACACAGAACAAAGTAAATTAATAAGTCAAAGAAAAAATAATCTACCACCTCAAGTATTTGAATCTAACGAGGATAGTTTAGATGGATTTGATTTGTCTGAATTTTCACCTAGATAGATATGGCTACAAAAGCTAAGGAAAGTAGAGTGTCTAATTCATAACTAAATTTTGTTTAACTTTGCATAAATTAAATTAAATCAAATGGAAATTAAAGTACGAGCACTAGATGCTGTGGAGTCAAAATCTAAAGCTGAAGTAGAAGAAGAATTACTACAGAAGCATGAAGAAAAATTTGAAGATTCTACAACAAATGAAGAGGTTGCTACTATAGAAGAGCAACCAAAAGAAGAAATTCAGGGTTTAACTGAAGAACAAGTTCTTTCACATATTAAAGACAGGTATAATAAAGAGTTTACATCTGTAGAGGAAATGTTTGCTGAGCAAAAAGCTCAAGAAGAACTACCTGAAGATGTAGCAGCTTATTTTAAGTATAAAAAAGAAACAGGAAGAAGTATTTCTGATTATGTTAAATTGCAGCGTAATTATGATGAAGTGAATCCTGATACTTTGTTAAAAGATTATCTTAAGACAACAGAGACTGCTTTAGATGATGACGATATACAGTCATTAATGGATGAGTATTCTTATGATGAAGACTTAGATGATGAGTCTGCTATTAAGAAAATTAAAGTAGCAAAGAAAAAAGCTATTGCTAAGGCTAAGAATTATTTTATAGAGCAACAAGAGATGTATAAGCAACCCCTT